GGTGCTCGCCGTTTCAAGGTTCGTACCGCAGACGGTGTTGCAGTTTGCACGTTAAAAGCTAGTGCAGTTGCTGCACAGGGCGAGATGACTATCACTGCTACTGATAGTGACGGTGGCACATATTTTGTAACAAAAATCACTGCACATAGAGTTTATATTACTCAAGGTACTGGAACACAATTTGCATCAGGTACATCAGTGCCATGGTCTTTTGCTGCACCAGTTGCAAGTCAGACTCTAAAAGTTGCAAACGCTTAATACGTTATTGCACTAAACAAAAAAGCCGCATTAAGCGGCTTTTTTTATAAGTTGATTTATCTTGTCTTTAACTACATCAAAGTTGATTGTGTTAAACAACCCGGGATGCATTGGCTTAGGATAGTATTCATAATCAGTCCATGCATATCCGCAATGTTCTTCATTCAATACCGGAATGAATTCGCTTTCTACTTTACAAAAGAAAGTATGGTATACAAAAGTATTGTTGATAAATTTTTGTATAGGGATGAGTTTGGCATTTGGCGGGAAGAATGCAATTTCTTCCATACACTCTCGTTCAGCACCTTCAAACAACGTTTCGTCAATTTCTATTTTGCCTCCTGGCAATCCCCAGTTGCCCGGGTTCCTACTATCATTTCGAAGTAAGTATAAAAATCGTTGTGTATCACTTGCGTAGAAGAAGATACCTGCTGCTATATTGTCTCTCATACTATGATTTATCACAGTATTAGATGACGATAGAATAATCCCCTTGATCGTACCAACCTTCGAATGCCTTAACCCAAACACCATCGGCATATCGATATTGTATTTGACTTGTTAAATTCAAAACATATTGTGTAGTAGTGGTGCTATTACTTTCAAAGCTAACGTACCACAATCCAGTGCTACTTGAGTACTGAATAATGTCATTTGCTTTAGCAGAAATCACTCCCCATGCTTCTGACGAATCAGCAATGTCTTCTACGATTAAGTATCGTTGACCATTGACTGCTACCGGTAGCCCGTGATCGGGTCCTTTGTTTTGCGGGTTTATAACACTCGATACTGGGCTCAATGTATTTTGCGGTAGGGTGTCGGGATCGATATCAAATATTAATAGTCGGTCATCGCCTGGGTTGAAAGTAATAGTACCCACAATCTCTGTGTCCATGAATGGATTCTGTAACCATATCTGACTCACCCCTGGCTTAATTTGACCATACATGCCTAGTACCGGACTCCAGTATACTTGAGTATCAGGATTTATAGGTACATCGGTTGAACTATTACTAGGAGAAAATATATGCGTAGCTGGTAATATCTGTAGTGAATTGCCAATCAACAATAGCTTATATCCATATGGGGTAATCTTTTGTCTAGTACCAAGTAACAAATGATCGTCTTGCATATCAGTCAGTGCAGTTCCTTGAAAGATACTAGCGATGATCTTATGAATGATACCTAATTTTCTAACTTTAGCAGGACCGCTGATCCATATAGGCATGTAGAACTTCCAACTCATGATATCAATTGGGTTACCACTACCTTGCGGAATACTTCTACTACTGAATGTAAGACCATCTTGGTACACGACACTCAAGCTGCCCCAGTCGATGAAGTTGTCCGTACTTTGAATTTCTAGTGACGGATTAAACAATATACCAATCTGCTCAATCAATTCTAGCTTTTGCTGATAGTTAGTAGTCCAAAAATCAACAGTGAGGCGTAGTGTATAGGGAACCGGCATGACACGTTCGATAGTGAATGCTTGTGCTTGCGTTGGTTCATATTGCTGAGTATCAGCATTAAATGTCTTCTGACGAACATTTAGTTTGTCTACGAAGTAAGGATCCTGAGTGCGTCTTTGATCATATTCAAACCCACTTACATAATATGAAATTAGCGGTGCGCTCGGTAGACTACTGGGGCTATTGTTAGCTATCTGAGCTTGTGCCATGCGGCTGCTGTCACCATACTGAATAGGTACACGAACTAAAATATCATTGCCTGCAGGGTCTTTGCCTTTCGTAACTTGCCAGTCAGAAAAAATCCGCGCGAATTGAATTAAAAATCTGCGGATTTGATTATCATAAAAGTGAGATGCCATTGTGTTCCTTAATCCACTTGGATTTTAAATATTTGTGATAGTGCTTGTTTCTCTGGCACGGTTGTTCCGTTAGTCAACACAGTAACATTGCTATTGTTGATGAATGATGCTCGTTGAGACTTGTCATCAGCACCTAATCCGGTGCCGGTTCGTACATTCTCACTAATCTTGACCCATAGTCTACTATCCCAACGGAATAGTTGCTGAGGTAAATAATCAGTACGTAAGAAGTAATCTCCTGTCTTAGGGTTAGATGGGAATGAGATTCCACTACCAGTCGGTAATCCGTTTGGTGCAGCAGCAGTGCCAACCATATAACCATCAGTGTATCCAAATCCTCTAGGGCTGGACTTAGCGATAAAGTGGTATCTAGGATCACTGTCAGCACGATAGTTCATTACGTCAGGAATAATTGTTCCTGTAAAATTAGGACCAGTTGGATCCTGAGTAGGATCACTGTATGAGTTATCAGTTGTACCATATGGTCCGCTAACTGCACTAAGTGCTTTTGCAGTCAATACTAATTCTCCGCTAACTGCACCCGATCCAGTATCAGTCATATTTGGCTTAATCTCAGCAACTTTTAAGCTCATCTGAATGAACTCAGTTAATTTAGTGTAGTCACCATCAGCAGTCATATCCCAAATACTTTGTAATGCTGCGGCGGCGATACGAATAACTGGTGCAGCATGTTTATATCCCGGTGATGTTATCTCAGATAAATTACCAGTGGGTAATTTAGGTGTTCCCTTCAAATAAACAAGATTCACCGGAGGCAACGGGATAGCTGAGTCATCGACCGGAGCAATATACAATTGAGTTCTGTCGTAGCCCGATGATGGTAATAGTCTAGCAGCTTCTGCAATTGCAGCATCATTGATTTTGATGTTAGTGTTGTAGCGACTTAGAATGTCTTTCAAGTTGTCAGCCGTATCAAGCTCCCAGTATGTTACATTTGAGCAGGGTATGCCAATTGGCACATCCGTTTTTGTAACATAGTTTTTATCACCGAAGCTGACGGTGTATCCAGCTGGATACAAGGTGGTCTTATCCCAGTCACCTAAGTAATTATCTTTATTTGTTGGTTGGTCAAGAATATTACTGAACTCTTGGCTATCAACCAGCGGTTCGCATTTGATACGCCATAGATGAGGGTACCATGTGTTACTGAATCCTTCACTTGCAAAGTCACCGTCAGTTACTTGATAGTACCTGCGTAATGCAGTTGGAATAGTTTCATTTAATGGATGATAGTCGGTTAAGTGGGGTAGCTCAAGTACATCACCTACCATTAGTTTGCGACCAATCAAGTCAATCATCTCGTTATAATGAATAGTGATAAAAATAATGTCATTGTTCAGAAACAATCCGAATTGACTTAAATCAAAGTCTAAGTTTTGAACATTGTAATGACCACGAACTCGGTAGATGTTTGGTTCGTACTTTCTGTCACGATTCTCTAGGAACAATAAATCTTGTATGTTTGTGGGGTCTAACTTGTCGTATTGTGGCTGAGTAAAATCTGCACTTGGGCCTTGATCCTTGACACCTAAATACTTATGGATGTATAAATCTGTACCACCGACAGTGAATTGTTCTTTGATTACTCGGTCAAAAAACTTGAAATCATTGGATTTTTGGGAACGGTAAAGGCTTAATCTTGGCATAGTACTCTTATTTATCGTTTTTCAAAGGTTGACATTAAATGGTTTCGGGTATATAATAGAATCTTAGACAGTAAAGAAACGGAACACAAAATGTCAGCACTTACAGAATACACCCTGGAAATCTACAAACAAGACAAGCGTACCAAAGAAGGTAAGCGTTTGGTTGCAAAGCAGGATTTTGCTCCTAGTACTAAAGACTACATTTCCGCTGTCGCTGATAGTAAGCGCAAACTGGGTTTCATTGTTGAAGTGTTTGAGACCTTTATCACTAGCAAGAACTTGATGGGTGGAAAAGAGTTCCAAGAGCGCTATGATCGCCCTTACTTTTGCTCACCCTCTAGTGAATCTTATTGGTCGATGTAAAGGTTGACAAAAATATCAGACTGTGTTAAACTCTGTATTAAGTAATCGCAACATAGGAAATAAACATGGCAACTCGTAAACCCAAACA